TGTACTGCTCCGGCGACGGCACGGCGGACGCTAAGACGCCGGAGGGGCTGCGGGACGAGCTGGTGAGCATCGGCTGCCGGTACGACCAGGCGGCCAACCTGCGGGCCTTGGGCCTCGACGCAGGCAGCTCCTCCAACTGCGACTTTGGGGACGGCCAGCGCATCAGCAACGGTAAGCGGGTCAAGGGCTATCTGTGTATCTGGACGACGGAGGGCGGCCAGGAGCCGCCGGACAAGGAGGAGAGTATGGGCAAGTATACCGTGACACCCAGCATCGGCGTCAACATCCGCAGCGGCCCCGGCACCAACTACGGCAAGGTGGGGGCGTACTCCATGGGCACCGTGGTGGACGTGCTGGAGGCCAGGGACGGCTGGGGCAGGACAGATAAGGGCTGGGTGTCCCTGGCCTATCTGAAGGCCGTGGAGGGCCCTCAGAGGGCCACAGACAACGGCATCGCCATCCAGGAGCATATTATTTCCGATGGGCGTAAAAACCGGCCGGGCAGGGACACCAACCCGGACACCTACATCACCATCCATGAGACCGGCAACGCGGCCAAGGGCGCCGACGCCGCGGCCCACGGGGCCTATCTGGACAGCGCCGCCGGGGAGGATGCTCTGGTGAGCTGGCACTACACCGTGGACGACCACGCCATTGTCCAGCATCTGCCCGACTACGAGACGGCCTACCATGCCGGGGACGGCAAGGACGGGCCGGGCAATACCACCAGCATCGGTATCGAGATCTGCGTCAACGCCGGAGGGGACTTTGAGGCGGCCAAAGCCAACGCGGCTGCCCTGGTGCGCCTGCTCATGGAGGAGCACGGCATCCCGCTGGACAATGTAGTCCAGCACAACCGCTGGAACGGCAAGGACTGTCCCAAGACCATCCGGGCCACCGCCGGGGCCTGGGAGGCGTTCCTGGCGCTCTGCCGGGGAGAGACGGCGAATGTGTCCAAGTTGGACACCGACGTGGACACGCTGGCTAATGTCGGCATTATCGACCAGCCCGACTACTGGAAAGCCGGGAACTACTCCAAGGATACTGTGGAGGCCCTGATCGGGAAAACGGCGGATTATGTAAGGGAGGACGATTGATATGGAGCATATCAACGGATTCAAGGCGGCGGCCGCCGCCTTGCTGGGCGGTCTGACGGCCCTGTGGGGCTGGTTTGGCTGGTTGGTGCTTGCCTGGCTGCTCTGTATGGCGCTCGACTACGGCACCGGCACCGCCGCCGCCCTCCGGGCCGGGGAGTGGTCGTCCAAGGTGGCAAGGGACGGCCTGTGGCACAAGCTGGGGGCCGTGGTGGCCGTCCTGGTGGCCGCTATCCTGGACGGAGTAATTGGTTTGATCCTCGCCAACATTCCGGCACTGGAGCTGCCCTTCCAGTATGAGGTATTTGTGAGTGTCCTAGTGCTGGTCTGGTATATCATGACCGAGCTGGGGAGCATTGTGGAGAACATCGGTGCCCTAGGTGCCCCCGTGCCCGCCTGGCTCCGCAAGGCCATCGCCGCCCTGGAGTCCACCGTGGACGGCGCGGGGGACAAGCTGGGGGGACAGAATATGACAAATGACAAACAAGATGTAGTAGACAAATAAAGCTAGGCCCCCGCTCGGTGAGCGGGGGCTTGCTGTGTTACTAACGGCAAATTGTTGGTGATAACGATGAGACTAAAAAAGTTGCAGAATCGGCAGGATGCCATGTCTCAAATGAGCAGAAGAGGGGCCAGATCGGAAGAGAGACGGTGTAAGATTTAAAACCCCCTTTAAATTTTACGTGAAAATATTTCACATTTCAATAGATGTGAAGTTTTTTCACATACAGTATTGACAAGTGAAGATTAATCACTTAAAATACGGGGTGTGAAGAAACTTCACATATTGGAGGTGATAGAACGTGGAAGCAATTAAACGGATCAGAGAGCTGAGAGGTATTTCACAAGACTATTTAGCACGAGCGCTATGTGTGGATCGCAGTACAGTAGCAAAGTGGGAGACGAGTGGGGGATTCCCGCGAGGGGACAAGATTCCGGAAATAGCAAAATTGTTAAGTTGCTCCATAGATGCCCTTTATGGGCTTAGACCGCTTGAGAACATAGACGACGCTACAAGTTGAGAAAGGAGCTGCTTATGATCTGTACACCGGAGCAGCGGCAGATTGGCCGCTGGATTGAGAACCATTATGACGTTGACAAGGTGCAGTGCGCCGAGGTGGTCACCAAAAACGCGGTACGCCTGACACTCCGGGGCCACGAGCCCACCATCCTGATCCTCCGCCAGAATGGGCGGGTGGACCAGATTCCCGAGGCGGCGCTTTTCGAGGAGGCCGTCTGACCTCATGCTTATATTGTACCCCCAGGGAGGAGTGATTACCATGCCGCAGGACAAGCGGAATATCTACAAAATCGCCCGCGAGGCGAAGGGATTGACCCAAGAAGCAGCCGCGGAAAAGCTGGGGATCTCGGACAGCTCCATCCGGGCCTATGAGACCGGCCAGCGCATCCCACCCCCGGAGGTGGTGGACCTGATGGTCATTGCCTACGACAGCCAGCTCCTGGGCATCCAGCACCTGCGGGCCAGCGCCGACATGGCGCGGAGCATCGTGCCGGATATCCGAGAGGTGCGGCTCCCGGAGGCCATCATGGAGCTGCTGGACCGGGTATATGGCTTTGTGGATGCCCACCGGGACCGGGAGTTGCTGCGCATCGGCAAGGACGGCATTATCGACGACCAGGAGCGCCCCATCTTCGACGCCATCGTGGCGGAGCTGGGCGACTTGGTGGAGGCCGCCATGGCCGTGCGCTACGCCAAACAGGGGCATCTTGAGGAGGGAGTAAAGTGAAAAAGGCAACCAAGCGGCCGCTCACGGACGAGGAGATCATGGCGTATGACAACGTGCCGATTGATGTGGCGGCCCGATACATAGGCTGGTCGTCCCCCACCATCTACCGCGCCCTGCGGGAAGAGCGGGCACCCTTCGGCTTTGCCGTTTGCAGCGAGGAGACAGGGACATGGACATACAACATCAGCCCCGGCCTCCTGGTGAAATACAAGAGGGGAGACCTACCCACCTACCGGCTCCGGGAGCTGGAGGAGGTCATGGTGCGCCACGTCCAGGAGGCGCTGGATCTGCGGCTGGCCGGCGTGTCGGCGCTCATGGGGAAGGTGCTGAGCGCATGAGCATGATACGGCTGGAGCTCAGCAATCGGGACTATAACACCATCGTGGAAGCCCTGTTGGAAAGTGCCCTGGACTGGGAGCACGCCGCAGACGAGCTGGGGCGTCTGCACCAGTTTTGCGTCCGGACAGAGGACCCAGCCTACGAGACCAAGCTGGCCCGGCTGGACCGGGAGCAGTGCTGCCATAGGCGTCTCGCCCGACGCAGGCGGGCCGTGCTGGAGCGCCTGCAAAAACAGAAGGAGGCAGAATCATGCTGATGGAGCGTTGGAGACCGCTGGACCTGCGGCGGCGGGGCGAGCTGGGCCCGTATGACGGGGAGCTGATTGTCCTGCACATGGTCCCCAAGACCTCGGGCCGCAGCGAGCGGTACATGGTCGGCCGGCTGGAGGTTGAGGCTGGGCGCACCTGGATGTGCGGAGGAGGCAATACCTTGTCGCCGGCAGAGATGCGCAAGTTCTACGACCTTCGGTGGGTTTATCTGCCGGAGGACGAGGTCAAAAAAGAAGGCCCCAGTCGCTCGGACACAGCGACCAGGGCCTAACGTGAAGACACCTGTATTATAGCACACAATTTTGAGTTACACAAGGGGGTGGTGCGCCTTGATGGAGTTTCACTTCAACGCAGAGCTGGCCAAGCAGTACGGCGTGGATGGAGCGATTTTCCTCCACTGCATGGCGTTCTGGGTGGCTAAGAACCGGGCCAACGGGCGGCACTACCATGAGGGGCGGTATTGGACCTACAACACACTGGAGGCCCTGTCCAAGCTGTTCCCCTTTTGGTCCCGCCGTCAGTTGGAACGCATCATAAACGGGCTCAAGGAGGCCGGAGCCCTCCTGGCCGGAAATTTCAGCGAGGACAGGACCGACCGCACCCGCTGGTATGCCCTGGCTGATTGCATCCTGGAGGTCTATGGGGAAAGTGAGCCGCCCATTTCACGAAATGGTGAAATGCATTTCACCGATCGGGGACAGCCATTTCACGAAACTGTGAAATGTAATAAGGAAACAGTTACTTACCAGATAGATCCCCCTAAGCCCCCCAAAGGGGGCCGGAGGGGAAGTGCAGAGCTGGATGGGGCAGTCAAGTCCCTACTGGCGGAGTACGCTGCCGGAGACACGGAGCTGGCCGAGGCCTTGGATGCCCTGATGGAGATCCGGGCGGCGAAAAAGGCGGTGGACTCCACCCGGGCGGTGACCACTCTGCTCAACCGGCTGAACCGCCTGTCAGACAATTCGCGGGAAGTAAAGCTCCAGATCCTGGAGCAGTCCGTGACCAACAGTTGGAAGGGCATTTTCCCGCTGAAAGGCGGACAGGCCCAAACGAGAAAGGAGCCAAAACGATATGTCGAATAACACCCCGGAGCTCAGCGACGTGCTGCTCTACGACCCCGGCTACCTGAACCCCGAGTTGCCCACCGGGTTCTGGTTCTGTGCGGACCCGGAGGACGTGCTGGCCGTCCAGATCAACGCCGGATGCCTGCGGGCGTCGGCGGGTTGGGAGGCATTGAGCCGCCACGAGCGGTTTTTCCTCCAATTTTGCTACGTGCTGGTAGTCTGCGGGGACCCGGAGAAGCGGGCGGTCATGGTGCGGGAGCTGCGCCAGCGCCTGCCCAATGTCATCCTGCTGGCCGTGGAGGACAAGGGCTTCTGCCGGTGCAACTCCGTGCGGGACCTCCGGGCCACCTGCGGACTGCGGGCGGTGGAGCGGATGCTCCTGGAGGCGGTGGAGATCCCAGCCTACGGCCTCCTGGACCTGGCGGACGTAAGCGCGCCGGACGTGTCCAAACTGGACAAGGTGCTCTTCGGCATCTCCAACCTGGACCGGGCCACGGGCGGGGCCGTCATGGGGGAGCTGTCCGTCTGGACGGGCAAGAGGGGCGAGGGCAAGAGCACCCTGCTGGACCAGTTTCTGCTGGAGGCCATCGACCAGGGGCAGCCGGTGTGCGCTTACTCCGGTGAGCTCCCCGCCTGGAAATTCAAATACTGGGCGTCTCTCCAGGCGGCGGGCCCCAAAAACCTCCAGGTCCGCAAAGACCAGTTGAGCGGCCGGGAGATTCCGCACCCGACCCCTTTCGCCCAGCAGATGATCGACGAGTGGTGGCGGGGACGGTTCCTGCTCTACGACATCGGCACCAGCACCTACCACGACGCCGCCAATATCCTGCGGGTGTTCCGCTACGCCCACCGGCGCTATGGGGCTAAGGTCTACCTGGTGGACAACCTCATGACCGCCCGCTTCCGGGGGAACGACCGGGACTTCTACCGGGCGCAATCGGAGTTTGTTGCGGAGCTGGCCTCCTTTGCCCATGATAACAACGTCCACGTACATCTGGTCGCCCACCCGCGCAAAACCGACCGCATCTCAGATTCGGATGAGGTGGCCGGCATCGGGGACGTGACCAATCTGGCGGACAACGTCTACGTCCTGGAGAAGGAGGAGCGGGAGGACCGCCAGCAGGATTCGGTGCTTACGATCCTCAAAAACCGCTTTTTTGGGGAGCGGGGCCGGAGCATTGGCCTGAACTTCGAACGGAAAAGCAAGCGATTTTACAAGTCGGGGACGGGCAACCCGGACAAGGTGTACGGCTGGGCGCTGAGCGGGCGTCAGGCAGTTGTGGATTTGCCGGAAGGCGGAGAGGACCCGTTCCCGTAAGCGGAAGGAGGGCGTGCAGATGGAGAAGCGGCGGCTGGAGCTGATTGAGGCGGAGTGCCGCCGGCATGCCGCCCTGGCACGGGTGGACGCGGCCCGCCGGGCCGA